GATCTCATCGAGCATCGTGCCCTTCCACTCTTGGATATCCCAATCCCCATCCTCGCCCGCGATCTTGACCATGCGCGAGTCGTCGGTGTAGGCCGCGCGCACGCGCATCAGCTTGCGCCCGGCCTCGGCGACGCTTTGCTCCGTGGCTGCTACCTCCGGTCCCAGGCGCGTGTCGTCGGCCTCTTGCAGCAGGTTGATCGCCGACGCGGCGGTGACACCTGCCGGAACGGTCGCCTTCGAGACTTCGTGCAGGCCCGCGATCTCCTGCATCGAGCCTTCGATGCGCTCCACTTCCTCGCGCATGTAGACCGGGATCTCCGGGGGGTTCAGGTAGCGCGGGACGGAGTTGGGCGTGGTGTCGTCGTAGTAGATCGTCTCGCCCGGCAGGCCGCGATAGCTCATCTTCCCGGCGTAGCGCGACCAGAGCATGATCGGGTTGCCGATCCGCGCCAGGTTCTCGTAGATCTGTGTCTTCGTGCGGTTGAGCTGCGTCTGCGGCCCGCGCAGTTGCGTCGTGCAGGTCATCGGCCAGAAGCGACCGGGGACGTCCTGCGCGCCGAACATCACGTAGGGGATCGCGTCGAAGGGCTTGTCATCTTGGTGCAGGATCGTCTCGTTGCACCAGCAGATCTTCACGCCGTCGGGGAAGCGCGGCGACGGCTTCGACCAGAACTCGTAGACCTTCACCCCGCGCTGCTTGGTGGTGCGCGACGATGCGCCGCTCATGCCCGGCAACACGCTGAAGCCGGTCATGCGTGACTCGGCGATGCCCAGCGGTGCGTCGGTGTCGGGGTCGGCCTTGAAGCCGTAGCGCTCCTGCACGTAGTCCACGGAGCGCACCTTTACCTCGACGCACCATTCAAGGTCTTCCATCGACGTCGCCAGCGGGTCGGGGAAGAACTCGAACGGCGAGATCACTTCGATGCAGGCTTCGCCCTGCGCGACCGGCATCGGCTCGACACCCTCCGGCATCGGCTCACCCTCGGGGTGGTCGGAGACGCGCATCGGGCGCCCGTCTTCGCCCATATAGGCACTCGCGCCCTCTTCGCCCCGCTGCACCAGATAGTCGTCCGACTTGCCCTTCGTGGGGTCGTAGTAGATCTTCCAGAAGCCCGCGCAGATGATCTCGCTCCAGTTGAGCGCGGCGTACAGCTTCTTGGTCAGCTTCAGCTCTTCCCAATCGGATTCGAGTACCTGATCGGTGAGCCGCGCCGACTCCATATCGGCCTCGTCAGCCGACGTCGGCGTAGCGACGAACACCGGGCGGCTCTTCGTCTTGCGCGCGATCCGCGTGTTGACGATGCCCTGCATGCGGTTGTCGGTAACGGGATCGCGCGTGTCGAAGCGCGGGCGCTCAAGGTGGCCGCGATTCCAGTAGACCCATTGGTCGCCGACCACGTAGGAGAGGTTCAGGAACCAATCCGGCTCGTAGTGCGAGCGCGTCGCCTTCGCGCGCTCGAAGCACTTGCGCGCGTGGTCGAGCGTCTCGCGCTGACTCTCCGGCATGTTCGCCGTCCCTGGTGTCTGCCCGGCAGAATCGCGCGCCATATCAGCTCAGTCGCGGGTCGGGAGTGGGCGCGCCATCGTCTTCGTCTTCGCCCTCGAACACGCGCCCGGCCATTGCCAGCTCCGGCTGGTCGAGCGCCGACGGCTCCTGCGGCGGCACTTCCCAATCGAGCGCGGCCTTGTGCGAGACGAGATCGGGGTGCTGGATGCGCGACAGCATTTCGCGGCGCTCGTCGTGGTGGCGCGCGTCGGCGCGGTCACGGTAGGCGAGCGCGATCGTCAGCGCGGCCAGCCCGTACACGGCGCCTACGAGTAGGCCAATCGTCAAACCGACGTCCACGTGCGCCAGAGTACCCAGCTTCACGGACCTACCGCTTGATGATGCGGCAGGAGTCCCAATAGACCGGCGTGCCCGAGTCCGATGCCAGCAAGAAGCGGATCGACGCCGTTGACGGTCCCATCGGCGCCAGTAGAAACTGGATTTTCGTCCAGCCCGCGTTCGTGACCGCCGTGGTGCGCGTGTAGGTGGCGGTGCCGCCGCTGCCGCCCAGCACCGTTATCACCGCGCCCGTGTTGGCGCCTGAGCTGCGCGCGTAGATCGTGACTTCCGCCTGCGCGAAGGAGTCACGCGGCATGCGCTTGCGCAGCACGTCGGCGTTCGTGGTCTGCGCGACTTGCGTGCCCGACAGCGCCAGCCCGCCGACGACCGGGCACGACGGCGAGCCGGTGAACGGCTCCCAGCCGACCCACGTGGTCGTGGTCGCCGGGAAGGGGTCGTTGTGCGACAGCTCGAAGTCGGGGTCGGTGCAGATGTTGATATACGGCCCGACTTCCGCGAACAGGCTGCCGGTGAAACTCAGCACGTCGATCAGGCCCGCGTCGCGCTTGGCCTTGATGTAGTCCACGACCGCCGTGTAATCCGCCGTCGTCCAGCGACCGGCGCCAACCGTGTCGATCAGGTAATTGTGGTGCAGCATGTGGAAGAAGCCGCTGCGCGCGATCACTTCGTCCACCATTGCGAACAGGTCCGTAGTCGGGTGCAGGTCCAGCAGCTCTTGGTACATGCCGCCGAACTTGCGCCACGCCATGAACGGATGCGTGACGCCCAGCTCTGAGGGGTCTTGGACGTAGTGCCCGGAGGCGGCGAAGTTGCCCCGGAAGAATCGGTCGTAGGTCTTGTTCTCGACCTCCGCGATCGTGTCCACGTACAGGTTCGTCCAGTTGCCCGGCTGCACGAACGAATCGGCATACACGTTCACGTCGATCAAGTCCTGCTGGCACAACGCGATATCAGCGAACATCGCGGCGTAGGAAGCGGGGTCGCGGTGATCGGCGCCGTGGTTGATGATTTCGTGACCCCACCCGCGCAGCTCCGCGATCTGCGCCGTGGTCATGTGCGTGAAGGTCGAGTACGGCTGGATGCGCGTGTTCGTGACAAACGATCCGGTCAGCGCACGCGCGTTCAGCAGCGGCCCAACAATGTCGTGTTCGGTCAGGCCCGAGTCGTCGGAGCGGATCACGCAGGCGGCGCCGGTCGGCACCCGGATGCCCTGGTAGCGGCGCTCGTAATACTCGACCGCACGATCGACCAGCGTGAAACCCTTGCCCGGCAACAGCGGGGACGTCTTGTATTGGCCGCTGCCGCCGCCCGGAAAGCTGATCCGCGCCATTACTCGAACTTCAGGATCAGCCAGCCGATCACATCACCGGCTGCGCCGATCACGTAGACCTCGCGCAAGTCCGAGACGTCCATTGCGATCGGCTCTTCGAGCGGCCACCCGGCACCTGCGGCCAGCGACTCATCGCCGATCTCCGGCGTGCCGCTGATCGCCTTCAGCGCCACACTCGAACACGGCACCGACACCGCGCTCATGCGCGTGAGGCTGGTGGATGCCAGCGTGGTGCGCCCGGAGCGTGGGCCGGTCGCGTGCGTCACGGGCTACCCCGCGACAGGCTCGCGCGACGGGTCGGGCAGGTTCTCCGGCTTGACCGGGCGGCCCTCCCTGGCGATCACCAGCGCGCGGTGCGCGACGTGCATATCGCCCAGCGCCCGCTTCGTATCGGCCAGCGCTTGCGCCTGCGCCTCGTTGAGCAGCTTCACGCGCTCCAGCTCATCCTTCAGGTCGGGCGCGTTGACCAGCCCGATCACCTTCGCGGCGGCGGTCAGGCAGTTGTCGCAGATCACCAGATCGTCTATTGCGATCGCATCGACGCCAGGCGACGTGACGACCGCGATCTGGTTCACCACCGGCCCGTCATAGGCGGCCTCGAAGTCCACCCCCCGGTCGATGTTCTGGCCGTAGCAGGCCGCGCAGAATCTTGGCTGGTCGGTGTAGCGCTTCATCAGGCAGCGATCAGGAACTCGTAGTCGCCGTAGGCAAGATCATCCTTGTCGGTGCTGACCGTCCCGAACGCGGCGTCGAAGCCGTCGTAGATGATCGCCGGGTCGATCTCCAGCCCCCCGGCGTTCGCCACCAGCTTCGCGTCGATGTGGAGCGTCTGCCCGGCCTGAATGATGTTGCTCGATGCCAGGTCGCCGCCCTGCGCCGACGGAGCCGCGCCGAAGCCGCCGATGTGGAACGTCTCATCCACGGTGCCGACCTTCTCGATGCCGACTCTGATGATCGAGCCGCCCAGCACACCCGCGCGAGTGGTCGTGAACAACTGCCACGTGGTGTTGAGCGCGGCGGCGGTCGTGTTGGTCTTGCCGATCAGCGTGGTGCCGTCGGACTGATACTCCGCGATGTAGCCGCGCACGTTGGTCGCGCCCACCGCGATCCGCGCCCAGCCCCACATGCGCCACGTCGCGGTCGCGCCCTTCGTGAGCCGCGTGGTCTGGTAGTAAACGCCGTCGGAGGCGTTGTTGCCGGTGTCGATGAACCCCGACGCCGGGCCGAAGTTGTGCTGGCTGGTGTCACGTACAAGCGTGGTGCCCGCGCCCACCGTCGTCCAGCCTGCCACGTTGTCGCGGAAGTGCGGGTTGCGCACCGTGTTGGACGGGTTCAGCGGCACGCTGGCGATCTCGTTCGCGTCGAGATAGCCGCTGCCCAGGAAGATCGGGGAAATGTGCATCCGTTCGGACGACTTCGCGGCGCCGCCGACGAACCCCGCGCCCATGATCCCGAACGCATTGCCGCGCATGTAGTACGGCTCGCCCCAGATGTAGCGCAGCGCTTGGCGCACGACGTCCATATTGGACGCGACGTTGAAACGCAGCGTGATCGGGACCACCAGCCCGCCCGCGACGTTCTTGCGCGGATTGGTCACTGGGTCCAGCAGGCGTGCGCGGGTTGCTGCGGCGCTAAGGCTCATGGCGCTCCTAGATCACGTAGTCGGATTGCTGTGCCTGGTTCCACTCTTGCTCGATATCGTCTTGCAGCTTGCGTTCCATCGGTGTGCGGGTGTCCACCACCTGCTCGTCGGGAGCATACGGCCTCGCCATGACGACGTAACGCAGAGCGTCGAGCGCGTGGTCATCGGCCTTGATCGGCGCCTCCCGCGTCTCTTCGCCGGTGCGCGGCGGCTCCTTCCAGCGATAGCGCTTGACCTCGGCGATCAGCGCGGTGCAGCGGTCGGAGATCTGAAGCTGCGGCACCGAGTCCTCGTCGTCCTTGTTGTAGGCCAGCATCGTGTTCATGCGCCCGATGCCCGCGCGCACGTCGTTTTGCCCGGCGATCGTGACGATGCCATAGTCGCGGAACAAGTCCTGATCGGAGCGCCCGGTCTGGACGGAGCGGTTGGCGGCGGCGGGGTCGATCAGGTACATCAGCGGCTCGACGCGCCACATTGCGTTGATGCGATGGATCTGGTCGCACACCTGCTCGATGTTGTAGCCCGCCACCTTCAGCTCATCGAACACGACCATCTGGCCGCGCGTATCGAGATAGGCCCACACGACCGCGAAGGCGTACCGGATGCCGGGGTCGATGCCGACGTACACGTTGCAGTTGTCGGGGACCGGATGCTCACGCACGACGTGACGATCGGGCGCGAAGGTCGAATAGATCAGCCCGTGAAGGTGAACGAACTTGCCATGCTCGCGCGCCTCGCGCTCTTCCGCCGACAGCCCCGCCAGCACGAACGCGCGAGCTGCCGGGGTGAGGTAGGGGTTGTCGTCCATCGACGCCTGCACGATCAGGAACTCGTTGCCCTCTTCGTTGGCCGCGACGGGAATCTGGCCGTTCAGGAAGCGCTCCCACACCAGCCAGAACTCGTCATAGGTCCACGTCAGCCCTTCGAGCGGCGTGAGCGTGAACAGCTCGTCGCCGGAGAAGCGCACCAGCCGGATTTTCGACTCGGATCGGTGCCCTTTCGGCGGTTCCTCGTCGTAGTGAACGCGGTGCAGCGTGGCGCCGCCGAGTTTGTCCCGATCCTGCTCGTATGTGGCGAACTGGAAAAACGAGTCGTTCTTGAAGTGCAGGATGCGGTTCTTCTTGTCATACGCGCCGTCCCAGCCGTCCTTGTGGAGCTGGTCGGCGGGCAGCAGCGCCCGCAGCTTGGGGAACACGACGCCCTCCATCGTGTTCGTGAAGTCCGGCGTCATTATGCGGCAGAAGAACGGCGGCTCGTACACCTTGTATTGGCGCAGGTGCGTCGGCAACACGTCCCGATCGACCGCCTGGATCGCGTCGTCAACGAGTCCGATCGTGGTCTTGCCGGTCTGGTTCCCGGCCAGGAAGAACTTGCTCGACAGCGGGCGCTGGAAGCGCAGGAAGTCGTGCTGCTTGGGGTAGGGGTCGAACAGCGACAGCGGGTTCGCGCGGCGGATCTCCGTAACGCGCGCCAGCAGCTCGCGGGCGCGCTCGCGCTGCGCTGCGGGGAGGCGCTCGATCTGCTCCGGGGTGATGCCCCGCAGCGCGCCGGGGAGGCTAGTCGGAGCCGAGCGCGTCGGCGACGTCGGAGGCCCGGATGAGCGTGGCATCCTCCACCGTCCCCTCGATCAGCGTCATGCCCTTGCCGGTCGCGGAGGCGATCAGGCCGTGGGCCTTCATCCACGTGTCGGCGACGTTCGCCTCGCAGGCAAACTCCAGCGTCACGATCCGGCCAGCAATCAGCGGCGGCGGTGCCAGCTCATCGTCGTCAGGCACACCACCCGGATACTCGTCGTCATCGGAGATCGGATCGTCGGCAGCTGCATCGACGGCTGCTGCCGTCACGGCGAGCTGCTCATCGCGCCCGTCGGCGTGTTCGGAGCGGTCCTGCTCGTATGCCTGCGCCTCGCGCTCGCGCTCCTGCGCGTCGAGATCGGCGGCGACTACTTCAGGTGGCGGATCGGGTGTCATATTCAATGCGCCGGGCCGGGGTTGAACCGGCGTCTCCGCTGGATGGAAGCGGCGGGCTACCTTTACCCCACCGAACGCTAGTAGGAAAACTACTCCGGGGGACGGACGCCCCATCCTGCGCCCCTCCCCCGTTTCGCCCTCCGGCGCCGATCGGTGTACCGGAGGAAGCTCTTATTTCGCAACCCAGCCGGTGTTGCCAGCGCCGCTCTGCTTGACGTAGAGCGTCGTGGAGGCACCGCCGTCCTTGCGCACCGCGAGCGACCCCACGGCGGCGATCACGGCGCCCTCGGGGGTGCCCGTGACCACATGGACGCTGACACCGGCCATGCGCATGAACTCGCCCGTCTGCGCACCTTCGACACGGCCCGCGATCTGGAAGGTGTTGACGCCGTTGTCGATGATCGTGGTGGCGACGTTGCGGTAGCGGTTGAAGGCGATGTAGTCGTGCTTGCGGTTGGTGCCGACGCGCACCGCCGCGCCCGACAGCTCCGGTTCGATCGCGGCGTTGGTGCCCGTGAAGGAGTTGCCCATCACGACCGTCTCGGTGAGCGTCGAAGCGGCGGGGTCCATCAGGTCGATGCCGAACGGGCAGCCCTCGAAGTTGTTGGCGATGAACTCCCAATCGCCGCCGATCGTGCCGCCCGGCGTGCCGCCCTGGACACCTTTAGAGCCGGTCGCGCGGTTGCATTGGAACTTCGCGCCCCACATGCTGATCGCAGAGCCGCCCTGAATGTCATACAAGATGTGATTGACGCGATCGGAGTCGAAATAGCTATGGCTGCACGCCAGCCCGACCGAGTTGACCGTCCGTAGCCCGGCCAGGTGGCGATGGAACTGGCAGCCGATCACCTGACCGTAGGAGGCGTCGCCGGTCGGCTGCCCGGTGCCCTCGATGCGCAGCCCGATGCTCGCCGCTGACCCACCCTGCCCGACGCCCTGAAAGGCGACGCGCTCGAACACGTAATGGTTGTAGTCGAGCAACGAGAAGCACGTCCCGTTGGCGCCGCGCGTCTCCAGCCGTAGGTCGCGGATCGTGGGCCCGCGATGGTTCAGCGCCGCGCCCTCGCACTTGATGATCTTCGCGTTGTCGGTCGTGAAGATGCAGGCGCCCGCGCCGGTGCCCGACGGGTTCATCAGCGCACCGCCCGGCCCTTCGATCGTGATGCCGCTCAGGGTCGAGATATCCAGACAGTGACCGCGCCCGGTGCCCTCCTGACTGACCTTGATCGGTCCCTTTGGAATCCATAGGCGCCCGCCGTTCCCGGCAGCGGCGATCGCAGCCGCGAGTCCCGCCGTATCGTCGGTCGAGCCGTCGAAGGTGATGCCGAACCCGTTGCGCGCGTCTACGCGCTGCTCGTAGACCTTGCCCTTGACCGTGGGGGAGGCATCGGGCGTCGAACCGCCACCACCACCGCTACCGCCGCCACCGAACCCGAGTCCGATCACGGGCTAGGTGGGGGAGGTTGCGATCCAGCTCACCTTGTCGGCGGCTGTGCCGATCACGAACACGCTCTGCTGGCTCATCACGTTGAGCGTGACCGCCTGCCCGGCGCCCAGCTCGAAGCCGTTGCCCGCCGTGACGCCTGACTTGCCGACGTAGCACTTGGCCGCGTTGCCGTCGTGGGCCTTGACAACGACACCGCTCACGTCGTCGGAGACTCCCGCCGTGAGTGCCTGCGCGCTGCCGGAGAGCGTGAGCTGGCCGTGGTTGATGCCTGCGTAGGAAGGACTCATGCGCGCAGGCTAGTGGGCGCGGCAGACGGCGAGCGCCGCGCCGAGCATCCGTTAGCGCGGCGCCGCCTGCTGATTCACGCGCATCCTGCGCGCGGCGCGATCTTAGTGAACGCAGCCGTCAGGCTTGCGCCCGGCGCGGATCTCCAGGCACGCGGCGCAGTAGCCGTCGGCGGCGGTGCCACCGGCCAGCCCGAGATCGACCTTCTCGATCTCCTTGCCGCAGGCTTCGCACACGATCTTGGTGTCAGGCATCGGGCACCGCCTCTTGTTCGTCGGCCAGCAGGGACTCCTGGCCCTCGATCGCGGGCGCGCCCTTCGGGCGGCGGTTGTCGGTGATCTGCGGGTTGCTCATCGCGTCGATCAAGGTCTGCGCGACTTCCTCGCCGGAGCGGTGCCCGGTGTACGTCTCGGAGTGCGCGAGCGTCAGCCCGTTCTCGGCCATGATCCGCAGGTAGAAGCCGTTGCCGTCGCGCGCGTCTTCAATCGCAACCTTGCCCGTCGGTCCCGCGTCTTCCTGCGTCATCGGATCACGTGTGTAAGGCCGGTCGTGTCCGTGACCAGCACGACCACGCCGACGATGAACAAGATCGTGGCCTGCGTCGCCACCATCAGCTCCGCCAGCTCCCAGCTCCCGAGCTTCACGCTGCCTCCACAAAGTCGGGGTGCTGGTCTTTCATGTGGCGGGCCAGCTCCTTGAACGTGCGATTGCAGCAGGGACACACACCACCCGCCGCGCGCTTGCGCAGGCGCGTGGCCTGACCCTTGTACGCGCGCCTGGAGGCGTCGAGCTGATCGTTCTCAGCGGTGAGCTGGGCGTTGCGTTCGTTCGCGCGGCGTAGCTTGGCTTCCTGAGTCGTGCGCTCGCCCTTGAAACTGAGGCTGTGCCCGTGGTTC